GCTATTCCACTTGGTTTTATCTTCAGCATCTTAAGCATACCGCTGGTATTCGCATCAGCCCTACTAGTCTCATGCTGGATGATTACGATGGCTCTCGTTCTCATCGTAATGGATTACTTTGCGCCATTGGCAGACATGACGATATGGATAGAAAACTCACTAGTCAAGAGTATGCAACTCTTGAGCACGAAGCCAAATCTATACTCACAGAAACGAAACATAGATTCCCAGATTTGGAAACGCAAATAGATTTCTTTACAATGGAAACTTGTTTGTGTTCATTCAAGAAAATATTTAGAGCGCATCATGGACGTTACCTTGGGTACTACTTAGATCGTCAAGCTGAAGAGATTATCAAAGCTGAATGTGATGGTTGGTATGGTATTGATTGGGATGTTCTTTGGCAAGCAAGAGATGAAACTATTGACTTACGCCTAGACAATAAAAGAGGAATTGATAAAGAAAAGTTTNCTGCATTTATAAATTCAGGTAAAATAGAAAACTTAAATTGGATGTTTGATGATGAACAAGAAGTCTTAATTGGACTAGACAATTTCTAATGGCGCAATGTATTATATTAACTGGCGGAACTCACACTAACCCCAATCAACCACATATCCAAAGAAATTTGGGTGCGTATAGAGTAGCATCTGCGCTACAGCAAGAAGGGTATTCTACTTTTGTTTTAGATTATATTATTCATATGTCTGTAGAAGAAATAAAAACTGCATTGAGTAAACATCTTTCTGAAGAAACATTATGGGTTGGTTTTTCTTCTACGTTTTTCTGGAGTAATAATAGCAATTCTTTTTTACAAACTCAAAAAGAAAGAATGTACTATACTTCATTAGATGACATTGAATCTATTATTAAATACATAAAAGATAATAGCAAAGCCAAACTAATATACGGTGGCGGTAAAGCACCATACTTCCAAGCGGATGAAAATATTGATTATTATGTTATTGGTTATGCTGATACTTCTATTATAGAATTAACAAAGCATATTCAAACTGGTTCAGAAATTAAATTAAAATATGTTAATGACACACAGATAGTAGAATCTACTAATTTTGATGAACCAAAAATGGATAACATTAAAACTAATTGGAAAGACCAATACGTTATTCATAAAGAAGGTTTACCAATGGAACTTGCAAGAGGATGCATCTTTAAATGTAAATTCTGTTCATATCCATTGCTTGGTAAAAAGAAAGGGACATATCTTAGAGATCCTTCTGAAATTAAAGATGAGATGATTCAGAATTGGGAACTGTATGGCACTGAATCATATTATATGACAGATGATACATTTAATGATGATAACGATAAGATCGATTCTCTACATAAGATAATTACTGAATTGCCATTCAAATTAAAATTCAGCGCATATCTTAGAGTTGATTTGATACACAAATATCCTCACCAAGCCACTCTATTAAAAGAGATGGGATTGATTGGAACTTATTTTGGTTTGGAAACTATTCAACCAAATAGTGCTAAATCTATTGGTAAAGGTTTACATCCTTCTAAGGTTAAAGATAGATTATATTGGTTGGCAGAAGAATGGAAAGATTCTGTAAATATTGGCGCAGGATTTATCTTAGGATTACCACACGATACTGAATCATACTTTGAAGAATTAATTTCTTGGTGCATGGAATCTAATAATCCACTGCAACATATATCATTTTATCCATTATACTTATTCCCAAGAAAGTCTGATCACGATCTTGCTGCATATACTTCAGAGTTTAGTTTAAAGCCAGAGATTTATGGATATGAGTTTAATGATAAAACTAATTGGATGAATTGGACCCTGCAACAACAAAACCTAAGTTACGAAAAATGTAATTTGATTGCCAACAAATTTAATAGTATAATTACTCCTAGGAATAAAGTTGCTGAATTTCAGATGATTACAAATTTAAATATTGGCATTGATATTAACGATTTGTATAAACATACAATGATTGAGTTAAATCAAAAGTATGATATACCAAAAATGAATTCTATACGTATAGATGAATATAAACAATTGATTGGAGTTTTATAATGGCAATGACTAAATCGCAGATGACTGGACTTACTGGTGCTATGTATGAAGATGCAGGTGGTTGTATTACAATAGCAACTTCACCTCATGTTACTATTGGTCATGGAAGCACAATTACTACTACATCTGGTGGAACTGGTAGTATCTCACCAATGCGCACTCCAGCTGAAGTTATTTTAGATCGTTATCAATTAAATGAGATAACTGTTCAGCATAGAGTTCAAGAGTTTGAACTTATGAAACTACGTGAAAGTAATGTAGATTATGCTACTGAGATTAAACATAATCTAGCAAAGCATGCTTCAGAAGAAGTTACTAATAAAATGACCTTTACTAAGAAAACTGAAATAGATAGTGACACACATTCATTCCGTGGACGAGTTTGGGTCTTTAGTAAAGAAGAACTGATTAAAATGATTGAGGAAATTAGAAATGGCATTTAATGAAAATGTAGGTGTAGTTGACACCATTAATGTACAAAGGATTACTAACCCTATGAAGACCAGAAAGATTATCGCAGTTGGTGGTTCGCCTGGAACTGGCAAGACTACTTTGTTCCGTAAGTTTATGGAAGATAAAACATGGCTAGAAGTTTCCCCTGCTAAGTTGGTAAATGCTTCTTATAATACCGAACGAGATCTATACGTTCTAGGTAAGTATGAGGAAGGCGAAGTATTCGCTGGGACTGACCGACTATCCATGGCAGTTCAACCACCTCTTCAAGAATGGGTCGCTTCTCATAATTGCAATATCCTTTTCGAAGGAGATCGGGTTTTTAATCAGTCATTCCTAGAGTTCTGTATGGGTCTCCCAAATACTCAGTTAGAAGTGGTATTCCTAAAGGCTCCAAAAGATATTTTGGAACAACGCTATAAAGCACGTGGATCCGACCAATCTGAGCAATTCCTACGTGGAAGAGAAACTAAATATAGTAATCTGATGTCTAATTTTGACTTGATGCCATATATTACTGAGTTTGCAAACACTAACTTAGAGGAGCAGGAGAAGGTTCTTGCATTTATTGAGAAGCAGTTTATTTAAGCAAGTATCTTCTGGGAACCATGAATTTCCTAGAGAATGTAACTTACGACTGGATGGACTTACTCAATTTTGATGAGCGTCCATTTAGAGCAAAACTCATTCCAGCAAAAGTATGGAGAGATCTAGATCTCTATGTAAATGATAAAGATGGCTTATCTAATTATGTTAAAAAATGGCGAACCAAAATAGAGTGGAAGAAAGAGAAGTCTAAAGCAAAGTGGACTGAAAACTACGTGGCGATTGGTGGGGAATATGATCCAGACAAACGTCAATGTTCTCTTCATATCTATACTGAAAAGTTTAACACATTCCCATTCACCCAAACCTCTTGGGCATCATTCAAGATGCGTTTAATGCAAACTTTGATGCATGAGCTGATTCACTTCATGCAGTTCAACAGACGTGGTGATGAGTGGAGCACTTACGTAGTTCCATATAAGAAAGTAGGAATCGCCAAGAAGGATGAACAGAGAGCATACCTTTCTGAGTTCGATGAGATACAAGCATATGCGCATTGTGTGTATCTAGATTTTAAAATGCGCAGACCAAAGGTAGATATTAGCGTCCTGCTAAATCGTTATAAGACAAAACGAGATTCGTCTACCCTTCACTATTTCTTAAAGACGTTTAACTACGATTTAAGAAACAACATAGCCACTCGTAAGATTATAGACCAGATCGGTAAATGGGATCGCAAGTATAATCGCATGACCTAAATATACTAAAAGTATAGGGGTCAACATGGCACAACAAGGTTTTGTTTACGAAGCAAATGCTTATAAAGCATTAAATAAAATGGGTATCTCCGTTGGAGGTATCGCTGGCGCATCACATGATAAGCCAGACTTATCTATCGTAACACAGACAGTTAAAACTCCTGCTGGATGTGAGTTAAAAATATCCCCCACTGCTGCTGGATCCTTAGTATTAAAATACTTCAAGGGACAGTGGGACTTCGGCGATATAAAAGGCGATCCAGAAAAGATGATGATGCA